CCACTGAAGCCAACGCGGCGCTGACCGCGCAGAACGTCGCAAAGATTGACGAAATCATGCGGTACGACACTGGCATTCCTGCCAATGCCACGCTGACCAGCAAAGACCCGTTTGTTGCTGCTCGGGCAAAGCATGAAGGCCCCTACAACCAGATCGGTCAGATGGGCACGCTGGTGCCCGACAAAGCGTTGGATGCCGCGCTGACAAAGCTAGAGGTTTCGCCAAGCGTGACGGAAAAAGCCGCTGCATACAACGGTCGGCTGGATGCCTTGCGCGACCTTATGCAGACAGGCAACTTCAACGGCGCGACGGCGCTGCGGGACATCCGAAACCTGCGCGAGGCGTCCTCGGGCGCATGGAAAGCGGGCGACACTCTTGAAGCTAAATTTGCTCGGGGCATGGCTACCGCAATTGAAGATGCGGTCGAGCGCAACATGAAGAACCCAAGGGACATCCAGAAATTCAAGGATGCCCGTAAGCAGATGGCGAAGATCTATGCGTGGGAAGATACTGTCGATTTCAACACCGGCAAGATCGACCCGACGCAGATCGCCAAGGTGACCGGCTCTGAACCGGGCAAGTTCACCGGCGCACTGAACGACGTAGGCAAATTTGCGGGCAATTTCCCGTCTGCGGTTTCGACCTCTCAGGGTTTGGCCGGGCAGGCGCGTCTTGCGCGGTCGGGCCTTGGCGGCATGGCAGGCTTTGGCATTGGTTCAATGGCCGGAATGGGGTTTGAGGGGAGCCTTATCGGCGCTGCGCTCGGCGAGGTTGCGGGCGCTGCTGGTCGCCGGGGCGTGCTGTCCGAGGCCGCGCAGCGGCGTGCCATGCCTGCTGACCGGCGCATCCAACCTGATGCGCCGCCCTTCTCACCTTACAACCCGCCTGCCGGGCCTTTCTCGCCTTTCCAGCCCTACAACCCGAACGTGTTGGGGCCAAACCCCAACTTTATGCTGAACCCCGGCGGTGTGCCCCTAAGCCCGCAGTTTGCCCCGGCAAATCAGCTTGCCATAGGTATGCGGAACGGCCCGAACTTCACAATGCCGCAGCGCCCGCAACCGTCGCCGATCCCGCCGAATGCGCCGAACCCGATGACGGCATCGCGCACGGCGTTGACCAACGAACCCTACAGCCCCGCCACAAGCGAGCGGCTGCGCCAACAGCAGCGTGACATCGACCAGCGTGCTGCCGAGGCCGCAGACGCCGCCGCAGCCGCTGCTGAAGGCCAGCGAGCGCCGACCAGAGGCGGCGTCGATCTGAGTTTTGACCCGTTCATCAACAAGCTGCGCCCGGTCAAGCAGGCGGGCGAAGCCTTGCCCCCGACGAACGAACTAGCCTCGGCAGTGGACAAAATGCAGTCGGGCCAAAGTTTTGCGATGTCCGCAACCGAAAAGGTTGCATGGAAGAAAGCGCAGTCTGATCTGAAGCTGGCAACCGACGCGACCTATGCGTCGAAGTTTTCGCCAGAGGACTTGTTTAACCGCCAGTGGCTGTTGGATACGGTTACCAAAGCTCGCCAGAAGGCAGACGCATTCGATGAGATTGCCAAGCGCGCCACGCAGGCCGAAGCCGCTCGCGTGCCGGGGGCCAAAGTCCCAAGCGCGGCTGAGATTGCAACAGCAAAAGCCAACCGCGACCGTATGCTAGACTTTGCCGAGGATCTTCAGACCCGACTGTCCGCGCTGCCCAAGCAAAAGCTCGGCCAAGGCCCCAAAACCCGAAGCGCGCTGAGAGATGGACGTTCAAACAGTAATTAACGCCGTTGCGGCGATTGCCGGGTTCCTTGCGGTCTTTGTCATCACGAATTTACACAGGCAGGTTAACGTGCTTGATGCCGAGATCCGCAAGCTGCCGCTGGTCTACGTCATCCGCGACGACTACCGCAACGATATTGCCGACATCAGGGCGATGCTGAAGCACATTTCCGACAAACTCGACGCAAAGGCCGACAAATGAAGAACTATCTCCTCTCCCGACTGCGCGAAGCCTCAACGTGGCGCGGCATCATCATGCTGGTGACCGCCGCTGGCATCCCCATTGCGCCTGCGCTGGCCGACCTGATCATCACCGTCGGCCTGTCGCTGGCTGGCATCGTTGGAGTGCTGGTGCCCGACCAGATCGGCTCCACCCCCACCCCTCGGAATGACGTTTGACGAGTGCCTGACCTACGTCCTTCGGGACGAAGGCGGTTACGTTGACCATCCCCGCGACCCCGGCGGGGCGACCAACCACGGCATCACCCGCCGGGTCTGGGAGGAATGGGTCGGGCATCCGGTCACCAAGGATGCCATCCGATCGCTCAAGGTTGAGCAGGTCAAGCCGATCTACTTCGCCCGCTACTGGATGCCTGTGCGAGGCAACAGCCTGCCGACAGGCCTCGACTACGCTGTGTTCGACTGCGCGGTGAACTCGGGTGTCGCCCGCGCCTCGCGCCTGCTCCAGCAAGTCTGTGGAGTGACCGTGGACTCGCGCATCGGGCCGGTGACGGTCGCCGCAGCCCGCAAGACCCCCGAGGTCATCAACGAGTTCTGCGACGCCCGTCTGGCTTTCCTGCGGGCTATCCCCGGGTGGGAGCACTTCGGCAAGGGATGGCAGGGCCGGGTCGGACGGGTGCGCCACATTGCAATCCTCGCGGCGCGCCCGCCTACCTAGTTACGAAACGCAGACCTCAAACGTCCCGTCATCCATCTCGCGGATCAAGCCGGGCGATTGATAGCCAAAGTCATACCCCAGCCGCTCGTCGATCAAGGCGTTGTGCCTTGCAAGCACTGCGGCTTCCTCGGCTTCCTGCAAAGTGCCGTAATACTTCCAAGCAACCTTGCAACCCGACCGAGTGCGAAGGGGTTCAGGCAACGTCTTGTAGTCAAGTTTCTTCTTCACTTTACTTTACCTTTTTGTTTACACCGTGACATTACGGTAGAAACATGATATCATACTATTTTCAACTTGTCAAATAACTCCTGACGTTCCCTTACAGCACGAACAGCACATAACCGTTGGTGTATACGTTCCGCGACGAAGATCCGCTTGTGGGTGTGGACCTCCTCGGCAAGCGCCGTGGTCAGTTCCTCCTCGGTCATCGTCCGCAGCGCCCGCATCATCTCGCGCCAAGTCAGCATAGGGCCTCCATCGCCAGTTCGCTCAGGTCCGCTTTGCCCTTGAGCGCGTCCAAGATCCGGTAGTCCACCGTCTTGCGGGTCATCAGCCGGTAGCACCATACGTCCTTGGTCTGCCCGCTGCGAAGCAGACGCCCGATGACCTGTTCGTACAGTTCCAGCGACCACGGCAGCGACAGGAACACGATATGGTGCCCGCCATGCTGGAGGTTGAGCCCATGCCCCGCCGACTTAGGGTGCAGCAGCAGCAGCGGCACCTCACCCCGGTTCCACGCCTCGATGTCCTTGACCGTCCCGGCCTTGGGGTAGCGGCGCAGCAACTCCTCCAGTTCAGCCTTGTACTGGTACACGACGATGGTGTTGGCGTGCTGGTTCTCCTCCAGCAGGTTGTCGAGCGCATCGAACTTGTGACTGCCCAAGCGCACCGTCTCGCCAGCCGGGCCGTACACGAACCCGGACGCGATCTGCTGTAGCTTGCCGATGACGACCGCCGCCGACGTTGCCGCAATCGTGCCAACATCGGGGAATTCAAGAACGAATTGTTTCTTCATCTTGTCGTAGTAGTCCATGTTCATCTCGCAATCGACATCGACCTCATGCAGCGCGGGCAGCTTGTCCTTGTAGTCGCCGGGGTCCAGCACGAAGGTGTAGGGCTTGATGCGCTCCATGACCCGCTCAAGCGCGCCCCGGCGCGGCTTCCACTCACCGTAGTCGGGGTTGGTGCAGGTGAAGTAGGTCTGGAGAAACGCGCCCTTGCTGCGCCCCAGCCAAGTCTTGTCGATAATTTTGCACTGGCCGAATACGTCCTCCAGTCCGTTCGACGTAAACGATCCGGTCAGACCCCACAAGACGTTAAAGTTGTTGATGATGCTGAACAAGGCTTTAAACCGCTGCCCGCCGGGGTTCTTCATCTTGGTCAGTTCATCGAAGACCACGCCGTCGAAGTTCAGTTCCTGCTTCGCCAGCCAGATCAGATTGTCGTAGTTGATGACCACGATACGGGCGTCCGAGGCGAGCGCAGCCGCCCGCTGCTTGGGGCCGCCGGTCGCCACCTCGACCTTGCAGTCGGGTGCCCACTTCGCGGCCTCCTGCGCCCACACGTTGTCAGCCACCCGCAGCGGGGCAATGACCAGAAACCGCAGCTTGCTGCGGTTGATCGCGGTCAGTGTGATCGCGGTCTTGCCCGCGCCGACCGGCGCAAGCACCATCGCCGCCGGTAGGTTCAGCAGCATCCGCGCTGCCGTTTCTTGGTAGGGCCTTAGAGTTCCTGCCATTGCATTGTTCCTTCGTTCAGTTCCAGTAAGGGCATCGCCATCGCGTACACCCTGATGCGGTTGTTGATCAGTAGCCACACGCTGATTTCGTAGCCTAATGGGAGTGCAGGGAGATAAGCCATTGTCGAACTTCTTCCTTGGAGTGGAGGCAGGCGTAGTTGCCTTGAAGGCCCTTGATCTCCCGCGCAAAGTTCTCCTGCAAGGGGGTCAAACGGCCTGTGGGCGACTTGAGTTCGACAAACCATACCCGATTGCCCGGCAGCACGACAATGCGGTCTGAGACGCCAGAATGGCCGGGGCTGGTGAACTTGTAAGCCTTGCCCCCGAGTTCCTTGACCATCTCAACGAGGTAACGCTCAACGGTTCTTTCGAGCATAATTTTCGTAGTATGCGCGGTCCCGCGCTCGACGTTCTTTGGCAATCTCAGCCATGACCTCATCCAAGTCATCGGTCAACGGCTTGTAGACCTTCCCCTCGGGTTGACGCTTGTGCACCTCAAGAAAACACCGGCAAATCAACTTCTCACAAGTTTGGCAGATCATAGTTTGTCCAGCTTGTCCAAAAGATCGTGCATATGCCGACTCTGAGCATCAAGCTCGGGCACCGGCTCGGCCTGCTCTTTGTCAACCTGCGGCCCGGCATTTGTCAACGCTTTGTCAACCGGCTCGGCCTGCTTTTCTAACGCGGTCTGGAGTGCGTCAATTTGTGTCGTCAAAATCGCACGGCACGAAATGTGATTGCCGTGCACTGATTCATCAAGCGCCGCTTCCATCGCATCCAGCGCCTGCCGCGCTGCTTTCTCTAAGTCAGTCATCCCTTTCTCCTAATACCTTCTTTGCCTGCATCAGCGCTTTTTGCTGTGCCTCAAAATTAGCTTGGGCCAGCTCGTAAACTTTATTCCATCGCTGCGTTTCAAGCATCTTGTCCCGCAGTTCATCTCTCTGAGCCAGCACGCAGGCGGGGCGGATGCAGTAATAGCTGCATGAATGGATGTCGGTCATCGCCTAGCCCTCCCGCTTTCCACCGTGCCGTCGCCGTCGCCGTCGCCGTAGCCGTAGCCGTTGCCGTCGCCGTCGCCGTAGCCGTAGCCGTAGCCGTTGCCGTAGCCGTAGCCGCTGCCGTAGCCGCTGCCGTAGCCGTAGCCGTTGCCGTAGCCGTAGCCGTAGCCGCTGCCGTTGCCGCTGCCGTAGCCGTCGCCGCTGCCGTAGCCGTCGCCGTAGCCGATGGGCCTAAACATCAGAGGCCCCATTTGTCATGGACCGGGATGCAAAAGATTTCCGCGCCTTCCGGCATATCAACGTCCGCGATGGGACGCAGATCGGCTTTTTCGGTTTCAATCACCGCTGCAAAACCGATGCTCTCCCATTTGAAAACGTGGACTGCGCGTTGAATGCGGATCCGACCGTCGGTGCGCGTGACATCGCCTGCAAAAATCCAGCCACGGTCAACAACGACAACCGCACGGGTGCCGCTAGCGGGTTTTACGGGGGTGTATTCAACGCCGTTAATGGTAATAATTTCGTTCATTTTGTTTTTCCTTGATTGATGTTCATTTGCTCAACCACCACATCAACCACCGGCTCGGCCTGCTGGGCGAGGGCGGCGCGGAGTGCTTCGAGGGCTTCGTCGTTTCTTTTTCGATCAAAGTGATAAATGCTTGAATGCTCAAGCGCATCCAGCGCCTGCCGCGCTGCCTTCTCTAAGTCAGTCATTTTTTGCCTCTACTTTGCAGAAGATGCGCGTGGTTTGGTTTTGAATGTAGCCCTGCTGTTTGCACTGTGCTTCGATGCCGCTAAAGTGACGGTTGTCAGTGAGTAGACTAACGCCCCCAAACGCAGCCAATGCTATGACAACAAAAATAATAAAAATAAGACTCGGTGCGTCATCCATTATTCTTCCCCTTAATCAATGCAAAAAGAACCAACGCGCCGACAAAAGCACCGGCAAGCCCCGAGAAAATGTCTAGCAAAAGATCACTCATACGCCTCTCTCTATCAAAATTTCTTTGATGCGGTCAATCTGCTCAAGCGTCAGAAGTTCTGCCCTCTGACGAACGTCAACGGAAATGTTTCTGCGCGCCCTAAGCAGTTCATGCTTTTCGACTAGCGGGGCGTGTTTTTCTTCGTCCCAAGGCTGAATGAAATGCCGTGGGCCAAACCCACCCGCGCCCCACTCAAAACCGTCACGGCGCGAATACTTTTTTATGTGCCCAATCAACATCAAACCAACAACAGGTTGCACTTCCACATATTTAGAAAGAAGTCTTACAACAGAACCAATTGCTTCGCGGTTCATGCAAACCCGGTCACCTACTTTTAACCCTGTGCAATCACTCATCTGAACCACTCCAGTAAGCGGGCAAACCACCCGCGACGTTTTCCGATGTACGCCTCCTGAATCAGGTAAGCATCAGCGTCAATCAGGTTCGGCAGCTTCGGTTCGTAGTACCGTCCAATCTTTATTTCCATCATCTTCACCCTCCTGTTGCAAAACTTTGTGCAACACTGTACCATGAATTTTTCTGGAGATGTCAAGTGAAACACTCAAAGATCGTCGGCGGCTCGACCGCCAAGCGCGTGATGAACTGCCCCGGCAGCGTTGCGCTGGTGGACAAGATGCCGCCCAAACCCAGCAGCGACCACGCCGACCGGGGCACGCTGCTGCACAACGCCATGCCGCTGATTCTGGAAGGAGCGCGCCCGGCGTCGGTCATCGGCATGACCTACGAGAAGCAAGTGCTGACGCAGGAACTGTTCGACGAAAAGATCGTGCCTGCGCTGGTCGCGCTCGACAGAATCGACCCCGACAAGCAGATGGAGATGGCGGTCGAGTCGGAGGTCAACTTCGCCGACCTGCTACCCGGCGTCTTTGGGAGCGCCGACGTACTCGGGCGCATCGGCAACCGGGGCATTGTGCTGGACTGGAAGTTCGGCGACGGGGTGATCGTGGAGGCGCAGGAGAACGAACAGATGATGTTCTACGCGGCGGCTGCGATGCTGACCGAGGGCACCGAATGGGTGTTTAACGGCGTCGAGGAAGTCGAACTGATCATCGTCCAGCCGCCCGAGGTGCGCCGGTGGGTCACTACCCCCGCTCGCATCCGTCAGTTTGAGCGTGAGTTGATTTTGGCGGTCACGCTGTCCAAAGCGCCCGACGCGCCGGTCAAGATGGGCGACTGGTGCAAGTGGTGCGCCGCTAAACCGATCTGCCCGGCGCAGACCGGCGCAGTTGCGCGGGCGCTACAGTCCAAGATCGATGCGCTTGACATCAGTGACCAGATGGCAGCGTTGCCACAACTGAAGGAATGGATTGCAAGCGTAGAAGAACTTGCGCTGCAACTCCTTGAAGAACAAAAGGAAATACCCGGCTACAAGTTGGTCGCCAAACGTGCTACCCGCAAGTGGGTCGATGAAGTCCAATGTCGTCTGAAGTTGTCCGAGATGGGTGTTAATCTTGAGGATGTATCAGAACTCAAGTCGCCAGCACAAGTCGAAAAAGTGTTGAAATCGAAGTTGCCTGATGATATGATCGTGTCCGTTTCCACCGGAAACACCATCGCACCGGAAAGTGATTCCCGGCCAGCGGTGCTTTTAACCGGGCGTCTTAAAGATGCCCTTAATAAACTGAGGTAATCTAGTGTCAAATTTGATGAAGCTCCCGAATGCTGCCGCGCTTGCGGTGGCGCTGCGCCAAGGCGCAGAAAGCATGACCGACTCGGACGGGTCGGTCATTCTCAAGATGGACAAGACCGGGCATTGGGTGTTCGGCGCTGACCAGACAGAGGTCGAGGACGATTCGACTTGGGCGGTCAACCCGCTGTCGTTCGTGCATGGCTTTATTGCATGGGGCGACGGCGAGCCGTTGGGGGAGAAGATGGCCCCCATCACCGAGCCGCTGCCCGAGATGGGCGAGGCCCCGCCGGGCGCAAAGCGCGGCTGGGAGAAGCAGGTCGGCGTGGCGCTCAAGTGCATCAAGGGCGAAGACAAGGACTTGGAAGTGCGCTTCTCGACGACCTCGGTCGGCGGCAAGAAAGCAGTTCAAGCCTTGGCCGTGCAGGTTGCCGAGCAGGTCGAGAAGGACGCCAGCACTCCGGTGCCGGTTGTCACGCTTGGGAAGGACCACTACCAGCACAAATCGTATGGGCGCATCTACACGCCCATCTTTGAAGTGACGGGGTGGATGTCAATGGATGGGGAACCGCCGGTCGAAGATCCGGTCGAGGAAGCCCCGAAACGGAGGGTTCGGAAATGAGAATCTATGTCGTCAAGAAAGCCGACACCGGCGAGCAGTTTTTGGTCAAAGCCCTTAACCAAGCCGAGGCGTTGGCTAAGGTGACCAAGCAGGCGTTTGAGGTCAAGCCGGTCAAGCCGGTCGATCTCCATGCGATGCTGGCGCTGGGGTTCAAGGTCATCGAGTGATCTTTCTGGTGCCCGTCGGCAACGGCGGGCACTGGAAAGGGGATTCAGATGCAAGAAATTTGGAAGCCAATTCCCGGCCATGAAGGCCAATACGAAGTCAGCAACCACGGTCGCGTACGGTCTTTTAGACAAAGCGTTAACGGAAAAATTCGGAAGCCTACGCCGAGTGTAGACGGGCACTTGTACATAACGCTAGGACGCGGCGTAAATACAACTGTTCACGCGTTAGTGCTATTGACGTTTATAGGCCCTCGACCTACAGGTAAAGAGTGTTGCCATAACGATGGAAACCCTTCAAATAATTGTTTATCTAATTTACGTTGGGACACCCATAAAGAAAACGCAAGAGATATATTTCGTCATTCAGCAAGCAAAAACCAAAAACTTACGCCAGAGGCTGTACACCACATAAAAAGCGTATTGATTGCAGATAAATCCAAAGGCGTGCTTACACGGTTGGCGCGCCAGTATGGCGTTACAATCGGCGCAGTGTCTTGCATTAAAAGGGGGAAAACGTATGACTATCCTCTGGCTTGACACAGAAACAAAGAGTAACTGCAACATTAAAGTTGCTGGCGCATACAACTACTGTAAAGACGCATCGACCGAAATACTTTGCCTGTCATACGCTTTTGGTGATGAAGATGTCCGCACTTGGCTTTCGGGGCAACCATTTCCAAAAGATATAGCGGCGCATTTTCAAACTGGCGGGCAAATTCGCGCCCACAATGCCGGGTTCGACCGTCTGGTTCTATGGTATGTGGTCTGTCCTGATTTTAATGTTCCAGAACCTTCCCTCACCAGCTTCTACTGCACCGCCACGCAAGCCCGCGCCAACTGCGCGCCCGGTAGCCTTGAGGATGTCGGGCGGTTCTTTGGCGCGAAGATGCGAAAGGACCACCGGGGCGCGGCGCTGATCCGCAAGTTCTGTATGCCACCCTTCAGCACCGACGACCCGGCTGAATTGATCGAATACTGCGAGCGCGACGTTGAGGCGATGCGCGAGATCAGCACCGGCTTGCGCGAACTGTCGGATGAGGAACTGGCCGACTACCACCAGAACGAGCGTATCAACGACCGAGGCGTGTTGGTCGATGTCGAGCTTGCCCGGGCGGCGACCCGCTACTCGAAAGCCGAGGCGGTCGAGATCGAGCGCCGGGTGCGCGAGGTGACCGGCGGCGCAGTCACCAGTGTGCGCTCGCCCAAGATGCGCGAGTGGGTGCTGGAGCGGCTGGACGAAGATACTAAACAGTTAATGTGGACGGGTGAAAAGTACTCGATTGACAAGACAGTCAGGGCGAATCTTTTGCAGGCCGATAGTCTCCCCGACGACGTTCGGGAGGTGGTCGAGTCGGCTGACGAGATCTGGTCATCATCGGTTGCCAAGTTTGGCCGGATGGCAACGCTTGCCGACGTTGACGACCATCGCGTCCGGGGCGCGTTCGTGTTCGCTGGCGGGGCCGCTACGGGCCGCGCGTCGAGCTATGGTCTGCAAGTCCACAACTTCCCCCGCAAGTCAGCCAAGGACCCCGTAGCAAGCCGGGCGGCTATGCTGCGGGGCGAGCCGGTCGATCTGAAGTCGATGCTGCGCCCGGCGCTGATCCCGGCCCCCGGCAAGCATTTCATTGTGGCCGACTGGTCGAGCATCGAGGCCCGGGTGACGCCGTGGGCGTCCGGGCACGGCGAGGCCAAGCTGGACATCTTTCGCAGTGGGCGCGACCCGTACAAGGTCAACGCCGTCGCCACGTTCGGGGTGTCTTACGAGGGTGTAGACACCGACCAGCGCCAGATCGGCAAGGTGCAAGAACTGGCTTGCGGCTTCGCGGGCGGCGAGGGCGCGTTCGCTGCGATGGGGCGCGCCTACGGCGTGGTGCTGGACAACCCGCAGGCGGCGGTCGATGGCTGGCGCAGGGCGAACCCGTGGGCACCGCGCTACTGGTCGGCGCTGGAGCGCAGTTATTTGATGGCGATGCGCCGCCCGGGCGAATTGGTCAAGGTTGGGCGTGTTGCGTACCTGTACGACCGCACTCACCTCTGGTACGAGCTACCGTCGGGCCGGGTGCTATGCTACCCGTTCGCGGCCTTCAACGAGGCGGGCGAGGTGACCTATGCGAAGGCGGCATGGCGACCCAAGCAAGACGCAAAGGAATGGCCCCGAGCGCGACTGTGGAAGGGGCTGGCCTGCGAGAACATCACACAAGCGATTGCGAACGACATCCTGCGCCATGCGCTGCGCCATCTGGATGACGTAGTGCTACACGTTCACGACGAGATCGTGATTGAAACTGACAAGGAGGTTGATCTGAGCGTAATGACGACCCCGCCCGAATGGGCAAAGGACTTGCCACTGGCTATCGACGTCAAGAAGATGACGAGATATTCGAAATAAAAACGCCCCCGGTCAGGGGGGCGTCAAGCAAAGCACAGGAGAAACATGAAAGACTTTATCACAGAATTGGCCTGCGAAGGCGAGACGATGCTTTTCCTCAAGAAAATGGGGAAGGGCTTTGTCCCACATCTGCCGGAACAGTACGACGGCGAGGGCGAGTGGTTCGGCAACACTGGCGTGTTCATCCTCGACCGGATGACCGACCGGCTTGCTGCCAAGCGGGCGAACATCGAACACGTTGCCCTGCTGATGCTGGACGACATCGGCACTAAGAGCCGCGCTCCTGCGCTGGATCCGACTTGGAAGATCGAGACTTCGCCGGGTAACTTCCAGTGGGTCTACGTCTACAGCGATCAGCCGACCAAGGGTGACCACGCTGCGGCACTCAAGGCGATGGCCGCGATGGGCTACACCGACCCGGGCGCGATCAACCCGGTACGCAATTTCCGTTTGCCCGGGTCGGTCAACAGCAAGAAGAAGTTCACCGCCGTCCTGCACGAGTTCCACCCTGAGCGCGCCTTCACCCTTGCGGACATCTGCAACGCGCTTGGCGTGGTGCCTGATGCGGCAGAGGGCGACCCGCTCGACATCGGTTTGGTCGATAACGGCGAGCGGGACGCGGTGTTCCTGTGGCTGGGGGAACAGCATCTGGTGTTGGATTTGCCCAACAGTTCAGGATGGGCGGCGGTGGTCTGCCCGAATGCCGAGCAGCACACCAACGACGACCCGGCAGGGCGCTATTTCCCCGCCACGCGAGCGTTCAAGTGTCTGCACGGGCATTGCGTCGGCATCGACAGCACGGTGTTCCTTGGCTGGGTCGCCGAGCAGGGCGGGCCGGTGGCCGAGCATGGTCTGCGCGACGACCTGCTGATCGAGAAGATGAAAGGTGTCGCGGCCACGCTCAAGCCCACGGCAGCGTTCCCCGACCGGGCGGCGCAGTTGGTCGCCAAGCTCGACCGCATCGCGGCTGACAGGGTGCAGAAAGATGACTGGCATAGGCGTTTCGCTTACGTTCAGACTGACGATTCGTTCTTTGATCTGGAGACGCGACGCGAGATACATCGGTCGGTGTTCAATGCTCTGTTCCGACACGTTACCTGCCGGTCGGCACGGTCTGGTCGGCTGATCGAGGCGTCGATTGCGTTCGATGAACTCAGGCAAGGCAGCAATGCGAGGGTGCTGGCCGGTATTACCTACGCGGCGGGCGAGACGGTGTTATGCACCGAGAAAGGCATGGTGTTTGGGAACAAGTGGATCGACCAGCGTCAGCCGGGCGTGCCGGGCGATGTTACGCGCTGGTTGGCGCTCGCCGAGCGTCTGATCCCCGATCCGGTCGAGCGCGGTCATGTGTTCGATGTGATGGCGTTCAAGCTGCAACAGCCCCGACTGAAGATCAATCACGCGGTCTTGCACGGCGGTCGGCAGGGGGCGGGCAAGGACACTTTCTGGCACCCGTTTCTCTGGGCTGTAGGAAACGTGGCGCTGGTGCAGAACAATGAGATTGGGCAGCAATGGGGCTATGCGTACGAGTCTGAGGTGATCGTGCTCAACGAGTTGCGACAGTCGGATATGCGAGACCAGCGCGCCCTTGAGAACGTCCTCAAGCCGTTGATCGCCGCGCCCCCGACGCATCTGTCGGTCAACCGAAAAAATAAGCACCCGTATGACGCCATCAACCGATTGCAGTTGATCGCGTTCACCAACGACAGGGCCGCGATCTCCTTGGCGACTGACGACCGCCGATGGTTCGTCATCTGGTCAGACAGCCCCGCGCTTAACGGCGAACCCATTTGGGCATGGTATGAGGCGGGCGGTCGGGCGGCGGTCGCGGCGTGGCTTTATGCGCGTGATGTGAGCGCGTTCAACCCGGGCGCGCGGCCTCCCATGACTGAGGCAAAGGAGACAATGGCGGCGGCGTCGCTGTCGCCTGCTGAAGACTTTCTGATGGAACTGATTGAGACGGGCGCGCCGCCGTTCGACAAGGGCGTGGTTGCAGGCCCTTGGCCGCGCTTGCTAGAGCGCATCAAAGCGCGCGGCATACCTGATGGGGTGTACCTGTCCACCCGGGCGCTACAACACGCTCTGAGCGCGTCTGGATGGGTCGATAAGGGGCTGGTGCATTCACCGGCGCACCCGACGAAGCGCCACGCCTTCTGCACACCTGCGATGACCGACCTGTCGAAGCGCGAATTGCGGGCGATGATTGAGCCGGGCTTGACTGCCGTCAAATGAACAAGGGGCCGAAAGGCCCCTTGTTTTTCAAAGGTGCTGCGGCACCTTTGATCGTCACCAGATCAGAATGATCAGCACCACAATGATGGTCAGGATGTGGGCCATTACAGCCCCCATGAAAAGACGAAAGAAACAGCCAGCCAAAAGGCCAGCAATGCGGCGGCCATGCCGAGATAATCCCTCATGGCGCGCCCCATGAAATAACGTAAGCGATCCACGCCCAAAAGGCCAGCAGCACGGCGATGACGCCGAACAATTCCCAGTTAGGTTCCACAGTCCGCACTCCTTAAAATTTAAACACAAGGCCAGCCATCAGCGGCTGATCATCTGCAAGGCTTGCGAAGGGCGGGTCGATACAGACTAGCGACCCGTCGTTGCCCATGATGCCGACCTCGCGCCATAGGGCGGGCGTCTGGCGGTAACTATCGAGGGCGCAGGGGTAATCGCCGGGCGCGGCGACGATCCGACACTGCCCGCCCTGATCCGAGAACGCCGGGACGATCAGCACCGTAATCATCAGGCAGCCCTTGGGCGCGTCGCGGGTGATGTCCCGACCCCATGCGTCCGGGCGGTGCATCGGGATCATTTGGCGGCCTCCCAGACGCATACAGACCACTTGGCAACCCACGGGTCATAGTCTTCAAAGTCGATGGTTCCTGATGCGTCGATGCCGCCGCTGATGTGAAGTTCAGTCCAGCCCTTACGCTGCGCCTCGGCGATAGCCTCGGTCACGCTGGTGCGCTTGCCGTCCCACTCCCACGACTCGCACTCACCGGCGACGATCTGGTCGCCCTTGTAGGCGGTCAGCCACCGCCCGCGTGACCGCAGGAACTGGCCCGGGCAGTCGCGCCGGGCTTCGGCGAGCGCCGTCTGGTAAGCGTTACGGGTCAGCACGCCCGGGTGCCCCGGCGGGACGGTCATAGCGTCACCTCAAGCCCGGGCGCGCCGAATACGTTCACCTCGGTCTGCTGGCCGTTGGCGAGGGTAATGCGGATGGTGTAGATGACGAACGCGGACTGATCGCCCGCCGCAGGGTAGTCGGTTTTAATGATGCGAATCGACTCCGCGTTGTGAACCCCTAAGCTAATCATTCTGATTCTCCTGTGTGATGGGCAACGGTGCCCGGTGAGAGCGCGCGGGCGCTCTCACAGTGCGCTGCGCTGCGTTAGCTGATCAGTGCGACCGCCCGAGCCTTGAGCGACGCGCCAGCGCCCCATTGCGCGCTTGCAAAGCGATTCTGTTCGCTGGTCGCCCGGGCGTGATGGTCGACATACTCGGTAATCGAGTTGAGCCAGCCCCACTGAGTGCCAAAGGCGCCATCGAGCTTGGCGCCCTTACCCGAGCCATTGAACAGATCGAGGATGACGTTGAACGCGCGCTGTTCGCGCCCCTTCGCCTCATCGCCCGCACCCAGCAAGGTGGCGGTCATATGCTCGGCCTCGCCGAGCGTGCACGCCTTGTTGCCCCACTTGTACATCTGACGCTTGAAGGTGTCCCACGCCGTAATCTGGATACCCATCTGACGGCGCGCCTCCTCGATGTCGAAGACTGACCGATGCGACACCTTGAACAGTTTCTGGCCCTCTGCGTGGGCCATCGCAACCGTGTTGGCGCAGACCGCCCGAATGCTGGTGCTGAGCGCGCTTGTCGCCCGGGAGCCGTCGCACGACGTATCGAGCAACAGATACCCGCCCACCTTATCGCCCACGCTCAGGGGCGACGCCTCGCCGATGCGGGCGGTCGCCCAAAACCGAC